TCATCATTAATTTTAGTTAGATAATAAGATTCTTGAGATAATCCTTCAATTGCTGATGTTCCTGGAACATATGAAATTATTTCTCCACTTCTATACCTATGATTTTTTGCAGTAATTGTGTTGGATGATGTATTAATTCCAATCGAAGAAACTGTTACTTTTCTGTTTTTATATCCACTTCCAGAATTTTCAATTGATATAGAACCAAGAATCTTTTTGGGATTTGCTGATTTTACGACATGATTGCCAACACCATATGAAGTAAGATCAACTACATTTACTTCAGATATTGCGTCAGAAAAAGTTTTGTGGAATTTAACTGTAAATGAATCTTGTACTGAGACGTAATATGGAGAATCAGTTGATAACCCCCCAACAGCAGTCTGCCCATCAGTTTGGTAAATTACTAATTCACCATCTCTGAATTTGTGATGAGTAGAGAATGCTACTGTATTATTTGTTAAATCTACAAGACCTGCAGTTTCTATAGAATTAAAAGATACAGAATGACTAATTGTAATGAGATTTGGTTTTGCTACTGCACCAGACCCATTTCCTCCCGTTATTGTAATGACGGGATTTTCTACATAGTCAAATCCACTATCTGTAATCTCAATTCTTTCTAATTTTCCTTCTACTTCACAATACGCAGAAACACCAGATCCAACAACATCACTTACCTGTAATACTGGTGGATTGATTACATCATAGTTGGATCCACCAGAGGTAACATCAATTTCTTCTATTGGTCCATAATATACAACATCATTGGATTTATAGTTTAGAATCTCAACTCCGTTAATGAGAATACCAGTAAGTCCTGGAGTAGTTTCATGATCTTCCTCATCATTAACTGCATCGGAAATTTTTCTAATTAGTTTCTGAGGTTCTAGGTTTTGATAAGCAAAAGAAGTGTACTCTAAAACATTATTTGATACTGTTCCGGAAATAGATACATATTTTTCATTGTAAATATTTGATCTACTTCTAGAAAGTTTTATAGTATTTTCATCAACAACTTTTACAAAATAAATCCCTTCGGAAATATTTAAAGTGTTTGTAGAACTTACAGGTCTATAAGTTACAGAATCTCCTGTATAAAGTCCATGATTATTAATTGTTATCTCCTCACCACTAAAAGTTCCGGAGAAAATAACTGATCTATTGTTGATATTGAGTGGTTGATCGAGATAGTTTGGTATTGATGGAGATGCAACATAAAGAGAAGTTCCATCAGCATACACATTTTGAACGTTGGTTGTATAGATGCTGAGATCTGGATAGTTATTTGAATTTACTCTAGACAGTACTTTTTGAATAGTATACTTTCTTTGAGTGTCTAACTGACCTTGACCTCTAATTGTAAAATTATTTTGATTTGAAATAGAAATAATATTAGTTGTTCTTTCTGTTCCATCAGTGAAGATAATCTTTGCAGAATCTCCAATTACAAAATTGTGATCATCATAAGTTGTTACATTATATGCAAAGTTTGAACTATTTTGAAGTGTTATTGATTTAACTTCATAAGAAGTTGCAATATTATAGTACCAGTTATTTGCGATGTAAGAAGTTAAACCAATACCTAAAGTTTTAGTTGTTATCTTATCACCAGGTTCGTAATAAAAGGTATTTGAATATAAATCCAAATCAGAAAGAACACCAGTGACTCTTACTTTAACAACATTCGATGTGCTTAGTCCAGAATATCCATAAGCATAAGAATCAATTCTTAAATCCTGAGTAGAATCAATTGAGCGATCAATTCCAGAGCATCCAAAAAATTGATTTAAAGTTTTTGACTCATATGTAATAGTCGATGAAGTTCCGTCAGTATAATCTGCAATTAAAGTTCCTGAATTTGGAAATCCAGCAGTAGAATCTACATCAAGTGTTGTTGATCCAGTGGAAACTGATGTAATAAGTTTTGTCTGTGGATGTATTGAAAATTTACCAAAAACAGATCCCTCTACAGATATATCCTTGTCAAAATCATAATCTAAACTTATAACATAGTAATCTTTATTACCTCTTACTATTTTTTGAACATCGTTTATAGATCCACTTGCACCAGGAAATATATCTGTTTGATCTTGGAATAAAGTTCTATTGATAAGATCTTCAGGATTTCCTTCTAAAGACTCCACTACTAAGTCTCTAGATACTCTATACTTTGCATCAGAAGGGATGAATAGGTAATCTCTTGGTTTGATTACTTCAACATCTTCACCATAGAGTGCTCTGAACAAGATTTCGAATGATTGATCTGTTCCTTTTGAAGAATAGAAATCTTTAGATTGTTTAATAAAAAGATTTTGGTCGATTCCAGAATATAATGATCTATCTTCAAATCCTGGAGTTACTTGTTTTTTTACTTTATTTAAAAATTCTTTTAAGAAAATAACACTTAAGTTATTGACTGTAGATCCTGATGAATGTGTAGAAATGCCAGATTGAGAAAATACAAGTTCATCTGGCGTGTTTAATCCCCTGTAAGAAGTAATTCCACTAAATCCCCTTACACATCCAGTAAATGAATTTGTGGTGATGCCAGTGTATGTAATGATTTCAGAATCAATCTTAATCAGTCCATAAGATTGTGGGAATCCATATGTAGATGTTACTGTGATAGTTTCATCTACAAAATCAACATCACTAGAAATCGTGGTAGAATCAGTTAAATTAGTTAAACTGTCAACTTTTACATATTGATCAATATTTTGTAGAATATCTAAAGTAGATCCTTGACCTTCTAAAGAAAGATAGTATTGTGATAAGAACTCTCCAACTAAGGGGAATTCTTCTTTTACAAACCCTGGAAGTTGGTTTGCAACGATTGAACTAATTTTGATTCGTGTATCTACCATTTCTTACAGTCTTACTAGGTTCCCGTTTATGTAACTTGAAGTAGTCGTATATGTAGTTCCTGATGGATCTGCTCCAGAGGAAACATCATCCGATAACATATTTAATGTACTCTTATTAATATCTAGTTGCAAATATAAATCCTGTAATCCAATGATGTCATTAGACTTTGGAACCACTGCAATTTCAATGATTGATTGTCCTTGGACATTTTTTAATGTAGAAATGAAGTTTACCGAGTTAAGTAAAATTTCACCCTTTTCATAATCAATAGTTCCTACAGATCTTCTTACTATTGCTGGTTGAGTTGGAGAGTCTAACTTAAAGAAAAATATCTCTCCAGTTTTTTCATCTTGATTTGGTATATCTGACATGTATAAAGTATCAGCAATACCAGAAACTTTAAATCCTGATGACTTTATATTGTATCCATTTATGTTTTTAATGTGAAACTCGTTACCAAAACAAATTTCATAGTTTGCAAATTGATTAAGACTTGCTCTCAAGTCTCTTCTCATTTGAATTTTTGTAATGTTTGAGGTCACAGACTCATGGCTATTATCAATAATTGCTTGATATTTACTATACTTAAATCTAGATCCATACTTATTTAATTCTGTAGAATTTGCATAGTTATTAATATTATTTGAAACAATTGTTTTTACAAAATCAGAATTTGGAGCAAGATTTGTGTTATAATATACAGTAGAGTCACATTCAATATAAAGATACTTCAAATCTAGAATTTCTGGTACAATTCCAGCAACACTATATCTTCTTAACTTATTTTTTAAATTATCTTTTATTGAGTTTGGAACAAAAGGTCCATAAAATGGTTTTATTGTGATAAAAACTTTACCATACTGTGGAGGTGTTAAATCTTCTCCACCAAATACTGAAACTGATTGAGTTTCTGGATAAATTTTTGGAATCAATGCTTCATAATCTGCTGCAGTCACCGCCCTGTTATATGATGAATATATTCTAGGTGCATAATTTTTAATCGAACTGACAGATTCTATCTCATTTCCACCTTGAGATGGAGAAACAGTCGTGATTAGAGAAATTCCATTCGAAACTAGATTGTTATTGTTATCTACTATTCTTCCATTAAAAGTAAATGAAGAAATTCCATTTCCAAGTTCTCCATTGGTAGAAATGTAAGAGGTTTCAATAAAATTTTGAGATTGTAGTTTTTCACCAAATATACCATCACCAAAAATTAACTCATATCTTTGATCTTCTATTTCTTGAATGAAGAAAACTCTTGATGTTGAAATAACTTCAAACAAACTATCAGATAAAATGAATTTTTTTGAAGAGGTGCTAGATTGAGTATCTCTTACAGTTACTGAAATTGTGGAGGTATCTATATTTGCATTTTCTAAAATATATCTTTGTGGTGGTGCTGGATTTTCCGCCTGAACTGTAAAGTTTGATGTTAAAAAAGTTCCCTCATAAACTTCTACATTATCGAATGATGCAATCCCGTTAACAACCGGTGTCGTTACATCTTGTGGTATTGCAAAAGTATAACTTTCAGCACCAAAAGATGAAGATGATGTACAAACTGTTCCCTTTTTAATCGTTAATGTAATTGGATTTGTTGAAAATCCCGTAGTGTCTACGAAAAATGATATAATAGCTCTAGATGCAGTTCTTGATCTTGGAACGTAACCAATATTTCTTGCTAAAGAAACTACATTTTCTCTTAATGTAGCACTATCAATAAAGACCTCATTACTAACCATGTTAGCATTGTATGAGGAAATATATGTGTTATATGCAAGAACATCAATTAACGTTGAAAGATTGGATCCTTCAAAGTCGTAATCAGTAAAATTAGAATTCGATCTGAGATAATCTCTAATCGAAGTTTTTATCTGATCGAAATCCAGGTTGGTGAAATTTACTAATGCCATTATCGTGTTGGCTGTAATGCGAATGATAACTGTTGTGGAAGAACATCAATTCCAATAATATAGTAATTAACAGTCACGTTAAAGTTGTTATTGTCATAGTCAGGATCGACAATTACATCAATCAAATCAACTCTAGGTTCATAATTATTGATTGTACTCTCAATTTCGTCTTTAATCACTGATGCAGATACCTCATCAATGTTCTCAAACAAAGAACGACTTACTTTAGACCCTAAATTTTCATTAAAAAATCTTTCACCAGGGTAAGTAAGAACCAAATTGCGAATAGAACGAGCAATTGCATTCTCATTTTTGAGAGCAATTAGATCATAATTGATTGGATTGACCTGAAAAGACATGCTCAGGTCTTTAAAATCTTTACTTAGCCGTTCTACAGGCATAAAAATGAATAAATCTATCTTATTTATTCGGGTTTTTGGAATTCATAAAGAGGTTCAGTTCCATACTCCCAGTCATCATAATCCTCATCATTGCGAATTCTTGAATGAAGTTCGTTTTGTTGAGCAAAATCGTGTTTTTTAGGTGTCATATCATCATTTGCAATTTCACGAAGCATTTTTTTCTGAGGATTGACTCCATAATCAGTAATTAAATGGGTTGTACCCCACATTTCGTGCATATAATCAGTATTCCTGTCCGGATTCGGGTTGTTTGCCATCTGTTTTCTCCTCTTTTAGGGGTTGAACAGAACTTTTTACGGGGTTGCTATCCCGTTCTTTAGCAGTTTTCCAGAAATATTCGTCTTCACGACCCATTCCAAGACGATCAAAACCACACTCTACCTCATAAATCCTAGTTGACACCTTAAAATCAGGCATTTTTGGTTCAACAGGAGTCAAACTATTGTCAAAAATACGTAATCTATTGTTGGGATATAGTGCATACTGACCATTGTCAAGTTCAATAAGGTTGTGTGACTTATGTTCAGCAGGATTTTCACTAGTTGCATAATCAATGACATCACAATCTTGATGATAATTGTCAATGGTACAGATATAAGTGCCTTTTTGAGTGCCATGATCTCGTGTATAGCACTCAAAGTCCATACTTCCAATGAATTGTTTATGAATTGATACTACACCATAATCCATACAATTCCAGAATTGTAGGTTGGGTAAGTTCATATCAGGTGAAGGGGTCTCAGGACGTGCTACAAAGGCACTGATGGGCAGCTTATCGTACATTGCAGCATACTCTGGTAAGTATGTCTCAAAATAAAAAGCACGTCCAGGTATCGATTTACACGACACCCAGACGCCCTTTACAAATTCACCATGGCCACTTTGATGATCAGTTAGATATTCTTTACGCACCCATACTTCAATGGATGGTAAATTGCAAATTAGTGCTGCCATGAAGAACTTTTATTTAACTTTAACTATTTACCCTGACCACGATACTTCTTCTTTCGACCATTACGAGAGGTTGCAGAGAGTAGTGTGCGAGGACTACGCCCTTGACGAGTCTTTTTAGGTGCCCCTGGTTCGAAAACAGTTTTATTTGATCCACCTTTAGCCATTAGATTTCCTCCAGTTCAAGTTGTTCAACATCAAATTCCTCATCAGTATAGTACTTTGAGGAGAGTTCGTCAAGAACCTCAGTGCATTCTTCATGACTGAGGTTTTGATATATCTTACGTCCTTTGTATAAGATATTAAAAGTCATTAGATTACACGAGTTTTTTCATGTCCAACACGAATCCGTGGATCACACCAAATCTCAAATCCTGCTTCTTTAGCATCAAGACAGAATGATACATCTTCACCACACATATCTTGAACTGCACCAGATTCAAAGACTTGCATCTTAGGAGCAAACCAAGGGTACTCAAGATTCTCAAAAACACCATTCTTAATCATAACCCATCCAAATCCTGTATAATCAACAGTGAATGGTTTACGACGCTTACTAATCGATTCAACAGTTTCATGATTCATAACTCCACCATTCTTACGGAAGTCATCTTCTTCCAACCAATGGGCAACAGATGTTGTGTGTCCATCTTCAGTAGCATACCAACCAGCAACGACTTCCTTTTCTTCACCATTTTCATTCAGTGAAAGATCGCAAAGTTGCCAGAACTTATTTGTATCAAATACAATATCACTATCAATCCAGAGTTGATAATCATATTGCAACTTACCATCCCAAGGAATTTGTTTTGGTCCACGAAGAACATTTGCACCAAGACACTTACAACGTGCAAAGTTCACCATCGAACTATAATCTTGAGAAATTTGAATACTCATTCCATTTTGAACGAGATCAAAACAAAGTTGAACAAATGCTTTCAAAAAGATAAATGAACACCCACGTCCAGGAAGACAGAATACAATACTCTTCCCTCGCATCCTTTCTTTAATTGAATCATAATCCCACTCTGCTTCTTTAACTTTAGGTGCAGCAGCCTTAACAGTAAATCCTTTTGCCATAAGAGAAATAAACTTTCAGTTCAAATTTTAACAGTCTATATATGCCTTGTCAATGAGAGCTATCTAAAGAGACTTTCCGGTTCACCATAAGCTCCTCATAAGACAAATCATCCACAGAATAATCAGTCTTCATAATGCCTACCATATTTTTCAAAGTATTCCAAGTTGTTTGGAATTCCTCTTCTTTGATAGAATGAAATAAACACTTATCCTTTGCATAAATGTGATATATCTTTTCCATAAGTTCTTCCATAAATTTCAAAAACTTTCCAAGACCCTTTTATAGAAAAAATTTCTTGGAAAATTTTTTTGTGTATTTTGGATTAATTAACTGCATTATATATCAAAACAAATAAAAACCCGATAGTGCCTGCGAAGATCGTAAAGCACTGCCGAGGATATCTTATTAACCAACCCGCAAAGACAACTTTCCAGAAATTCCAATAGGGGTTTTTACGTCTTCTCATACTTCCGGAAATTTTTTATGAGGATGATATTTAAAGGTCGAATTGTCACCTCTGTAGGTTAGGGTAGTTATCGATTTTTATACGACCCCCCCCCCGTTACGCCCGCAGGGGA